TTGGAGTGATAAAAGAGGTTGCCATGCCTCGCAAACATGCATAAATACTGAGTATGTGGAGTTTTGCTCATGGCTATTTCAGATAGAAAAAGAGGTGAGTATTTAATGTTCGAAGAGATGACATATGAAAAGATTATGGAACGTATGTTGTCTAGGGTGCCAGATACCCTAGATAAGCGTGAGGGAGCGATTATATTTGATGCACTTGCACCGGCAGCATTTGAAATGTCTATTCTTTATACTGAATTAGAGACAGCTTTAGACCAGACATTTGCAGATACCTGTCAAGGAGTTTATCTGGATAAAAGATGCATGGAAAGAGGAATCACAAGACAGCCAGCAACGCATGCGATTGTTCAGGGAACTTTTAAACCGGTTGACTTGGATTTGTCTGGTTTGCGATTTAATTGTGGAGATTACAATTATACAGTTAAAGAACCGATTGGAAATGGTGTGTATGAGATGGTGTGTGAGACAGCAGGAAGTCTTCCAAATGGGATTTCTGGTCAGTTGATTCCTATTGACTATATTAACGGATTAGAAACAGCAGAAATCACGGCTATTTTAATTCCGGGCGAAAATGAAGAATCAGATGAAGATCTCAGATCGAGATATTTTGATACTCTTGTGAGCCAGGCATATGGAGGCAATATTACAGACTATAAGCAGAAAACAAATGCTATAGAAGGCGTTGGAGGTGTAAAAGTGACACCTGTCTGGAATGGCGGTGGAACGGTAAAGTTAACTATTATTGCATCAGATTATACAGTGCCTACAACCACATTGATAGAAAAAGTACAAAAAGAGATTGATTCGGTAGCTCCAATCGGACATATCGTAACGGTAGATGGCACGACCCAAAAGGAGATTCAGATAGAAACTAATATCGTATATCAGACAGGGTGGAGTTGGAAAACATCTGGAAATTATATTGAAAAAGCTATTGACGCTTATTTTCAGGAACTTGCAAAAAACTGGGCGTCGTCTGATCAGTTAATTGTACGAATCAGCCAAATTGAAACAAGAATCTTGGACTGTGCCGGAGTAATTGATATTTCAAATACAAAGATAAATGGAAATGCAGAGAATTTAATATTGGAATCCAATTCCATTCCTGTGAGAGGAAGTGTGACGGATGGAGCGTAAGATAATAGATTATTTGCCACCATATTTAATGGTATATAAAGAAATAAAAGCAATTATGGAAGCTGAACAGCCAGAATTCGAAATAGTCTGGCCACAAGCAGAAAATGTCTTGAATAATCAATTTGTATCAGATTCATCTTCTATCGGCATAGAGCGTATGGAGAAAATTCTTGGAATTATTCCAAAAGATACAGATACGCAAGACGAGAGAAAATTTAGAATTTTGGTTAAATTGAATGAACAGCTTCCATATACACTGCCGGTATTGGAACAGCAATTAAAAAGAATGTGCGGAGAGAATGGGTATCGCCTGATTCTAAGCGCAGATAAATATTTACTCAATGTTAAATTAACTTTAGGCAATGAGAATAATTACCAGGATGTGTGTGATATGTTAAGACGTGTTGTGCCAGCTAATATGGTTATTTCGGTTAGTATGTTTAATACGCATGAAATACTTTCGCATTACACGCATGCGCAGTTGGCAGTATACACACAGAAACAAGTGAGAGAGGAAGTGTTGACGAATGTCTAGTAAAACAACAAATTTGAATTTAACAAAGCCGTCAGAGGATGAATTTTATGATATTAATGTGCAGAATGAAAACATGGACATCATTGATCGTGAGATTAATGGATTAAAGCAGCCAGCTTATGAAGTGTCTACAGCCATGTCAGATTTGAATAGTGGAGAAATGATTACTGTAGCGTTTGGAAAGATTGCAAAGGCAGTCAGTACATTAATAAGTCATGTGGCATCTAAAGCTACCAATTCAGTTTTGGGACATGTAAAATTATCAGACAGCACATCAAGTACAAGTGCATCAACTGCTGGAGTGGCGGCAACGCCAAAAGCTGTAAAAGCTGCTTATGATTTGGCAAATAGTAATACTAAAAAAATAGGAACGACTGATATATCTGGTATCGGTGATGGAACTGTGACCGGAGCGATAGCAGAAAATAAAGATGCAATAGAGGATGTCACCCAGAGTTTAGCTAACTTAAAAAATCCAGCTAAAGGGACAAAAGGTATTCTAGTTAATGGCGGTTCGCCTTTAACTAAAGATTATTTATTAGTTTATACGCTCAAAACAACAAAAGAAGCTAACACTGGAGCATCTATTTCGATAAACGGGATAAAAGTTTGTGATTTGGTTACAAGAACTCCAAATAATATTATTGAAATTTGTGGCTGTGTTAGAGCTTTTAAAGGTGATATTATTACCACACATGTTGCGAGCGCCGGCGGATATGCTGATGTATATGCGTATATGCCAAATACGATCTAAATCTGGCATTATAAATGATATTTTTAACCATATTATATATCAGAATAAAAACTATTTATCTTGCATGGTATAGCTTAGCTGCATAATTAACACCTGCTACATTTGTATCTACCTCAACTTTAACAATATCATTTTTTAATACCGGGAATAAAGGGGATGTATAATATCCGTACCTCATGTTAACCGTATATCCCTCTTCAATAATGACATTATTAATTCGTATCCTATAAAAAATTGAAGCCGATGTGGTAAGCGTTGCACCATGAAGTTGAAAAAAACCATCTTTACTTATGTTGTAAGTTGCACCACCAGTTGTTGGTGTCCCAAGAGTGTCAAAATGTGCGTAGTCTGGAATTTTGTTAGCTAAACTCTGGTTCGAGGGATGCAACATGGTAAAATAAAAAGAGCCGGATAATTCCGGCTCGTATAACACGATGGGAGGAGAAAAGTCATCTGGGAAGGTATTTTTTAAATCAATTTCGTAGATGACTCTCTCAAAAAAATTATAAGGTAACAATTTGCAAATGTAAATTCAGATAATCAGTACATTTTCTTAAAATCACAGAATTACGATTTAAAATATTTGATTTATATGAATTGTGGTGTATAATAATAGCAACAAAATAAAGCAGTGCCGTGCGCCGAATGATTAGTCTATCAGATTAATTGTCCGGCGCTTTTTGCGTTGCAAAATGGCACAAATACAAGGCTTGGCAGATTTATAATGGTTTTATAAAGAAAGAGGGAGGTTGGTCGTTTGGAATCGATTATATCGGCATTGGTAGCAGGAGGATTAGCGTTAATCGGAACGGTACTCACAGTCAGTTCAGGGCAGAAAAAAACAGAACAGAAGCTTCAGACAGCACAGGCAGTCACAGACTGTAAGATTGATGAACTGACGCGCGAGGTACGCTTGCATAATAATTTTGCGCAACGTGTTCCAGTTATCGAAGAACAGGTAAAAGTTATCAATCATCGCATTGCAGATTTAGAGGGAGGAAAATAATATGTTAAAAAATTCGGTATTTAAACCATCAGTAAGCACACAAAAATGGGCGAAAGCCGCAGGAATCAGATCAATTAAGACGATGGCGCAGACAGCGGTAGCAGTAATCGGTACAGGGGCAGTGATTTCAGCAGTGGATTGGAAGATGGTAGTATCATCCGCAATTGTAGCCGGTATCGTATCATGGCTTACATCCTTGGCAGGAATTCCAGAAGTAGAGGAGGAGTAATTATGGCAAATAGAAAAATTGGACAGGCAGGTCTTAATCTGATCAAGCAGTATGAGGGATGTCGGTTATCTGCTTATCAGTGTGCTGCCGGAGTATGGACCATAGGTTATGGACATACCGCCGGAGTAAAAAAAGGTATGACAATCACGCAGGCACAGGCAGATGCATATTTAAAGCAGGATATTACGAAGTTTGAGAGATACGTTAATAATTCCGTGTATGTGCCAATCACCGCAAATCTCAACCAGAATCAGTTTGACGCTCTGGTGTCATTTGCGTTTAATTGTGGAGCTGGCAACCTTAAAAAGCTTTGTGCAGGTAGAAACGCATCACAGATTGCTGTAGCAATGCCACAGTACTGTAAAGCAAATGGTAAAGTGCTTGCAGGACTTAAAAGACGTAGGTCGGCAGAGCAGGCTTTATTTAATAAAGCAGTGGCAGCAACAAATACATCAAAATCAGAAAGTGAGGATTATAATATGACTACGATCAGAAAAGGCAGTAAAGGAAATGTGGTTAAGGTATGGCAGATCATCATTGGTGCGACAGCAGATGGCAATTTCGGCAGAGGTACGGAAGCATCGACCAAGACATGGCAGAGGAGCCACGGATTGACAGCGGATGGAATTGTTGGAAAGAATACATGGAAAGTAGGTCTTGAATCATTATAAAACCATAGCCGGTAGAGTTTATCTGCCGGCTGTTTTCGTGTCCGTATTTATTATTTTTAATTGGTAATTCTTTTTATGTATTAGTAACAAATTAGTAACAATTTTTCTGAAACACCAGTAAAATCAGCATATTGTAAAAGGAAAAATTTAATATATTTTTAAAATCAATCAATTCAATCAAATGCCTAATTTTAAATGAAAAAGTCTTGCAGACCGCATAAATACTATGTTTTTGAAGTCTGCAAGAACAACTTTAAAGTTCTTTAAAAATAAAAAAAGTTAAACTAATTAGTAACAAATTAGTAACAGTCATTATATTATAAAAGGTGTTTTTATTTTCTCAATCTGTTCTCTTAATTCTTCTATAGTTCTGTGACTATATTTGGCGTTAGTAATATCACTTTTAAAGGAATGCCCCATCATTCGTTTACGATCATTTTCGTTGACTTCGTATCGTTCGCAAAGTGCGGAGAAAGTGTGACGACAATCGTGTGGTGTATGTCTTGCTCCAGTTGCAGCATTTGCAATTCCGAGAGAAGAAAGAGTGTTATACATTTTATTACGAAAGTCCCGCACAGAGCATCCAAGCAGATTCTTACCATTATATCTAGCTTTTACCATATCGAAAATACAAGAATGAATAGGAACAATTCTTTCTTTACTGGCTTTTGTCTTAACTCCACCTTTAAAATATTTTCCATCCAGATTAGTTTCCATATTTGTAAAGGCCTTGATACGATATCCACTGTAGCACATGATTAATAGCATTTGGACAACGAAATCATCTTTATTTTTCCACAATATTTTTAATTCCTCATCAGTGAATGGCACCCCACTTTCATCATCGTCTGGTATAGGAATAAATAAAGCAGAAGAGTAGTCTTTATCCACTATGTCGTATTTAATGGCGTATTTGTACATCTGGTGCATCAGAGACACAATCAATTCCAGAGAGGAATGTTTAAGAGGACAAGCATTAAGAACATCCTGTAAGTCTTTATATTTAATTTGACCAAACTGTATATCATGTAAAGCAGAAGAATTTTTAAACGCTACTTGCGTTGAAGACATGGAAGAAGTCTTTTTACTTCCGTTACGTAGCTCATTACGGTACTTCTCTTTATAGAAATCCTCATATACTTCTTTAAAGGTTGGAGTACGGTCAATATAAACGCCATTCTGTATTTTGATTTTTCCCTCGTTTTCCAGCTTACGTGCTGCCAGAATTTCATAACCTTCATCCCATGTCTCAACGTAAGCGAGAGCTTTCGGTGTGACAGGTCCTTTTGAGGTGTATTCAGTTACTGGTGGGTATACGCCATACGGTTTATAGCGTCCTTTGCCGAGATATTTTATTGATCCGAATCCATTCGGGAGTTTTTGGTGTTTCTTTCTTCGTGCCATATGTACCATCCTTTCTTATAACCCATCGAATTCGAGGAGTTTTGGGTATAAAAATAACAGCCAGCAAGGAACGTTTGTTCCGCTTGCGTTTGGCTGCTCTGAATGATACAATATGCTTGCTTAGGGCTTTCGTATCATTCGGAAGCGTGACCGTCCTGCTTTGGTAGAGTGGGGCGGTTTTTATTTATCAAGTTCTTGTTTAACAACGAGAGTTTTTATGTAGTCTAATAATTCTTCGAAATGTTTACTATCAAATTTTCTTACAATTGAAATTAGTTGTAATTCATTTTCTGTAGGCTGTATGCTTTCATTATGAGTTCTATTGATTTCAATAAGACCGTTTATGAGCGTTATTATTGATATTGTAATATCTAAAGTTATTGCCAATAAAAAGAAAAGCAATGACAGCAGAATGAATCGATCTAAGTGAATGTATGAAATAAAAGGAAAATCCTGTATCCATTGTAACGGAATATAAAATATATCGTAAAAAAATATAATAACAGCTAACAGTAATGTAGCAAGAACATCATCCCCCATATTTTTTAAAATTGGAAAAGATTTTTTTTCTAAAATTAATTTTTGAGAATTTTCTAAATTAGCTTTATACCTATCTAGAATGGTGAATAGTAAAGCGATAATTGCTAAAGTTACTCCGAATAATTGCAATGTAGAATTTATGAGAGTGTCTTTGGTAATTATGGTTTTATCATCGCTTGGAATAAAAGATAATATAAGAGATAGTAAAAAAATTACAAAAATTTTAATTTTAATTTTCATTCTTATCACCTATTGTCCTATTTTCGTTGGATATTTTTTGTATTAACTTAAAAATATTATTAATATAATTTTTTTGTTCTGGACGTAATTGAGATATATCATTGGGTAACAAGTTAATATTTGGGACGGATTCACTTGATTTTAATTTTTTTACTCCTCTAGCAGTAACCTTCCAACTTCCTGCCCCCGAAGAAGCATAACCCAATGCATCATTTATAAAGTCTCTTTTTGCGGGAACGATTAGGTGCCCTTCTTTATTTTCAATTTTTGTTGTAACAATTTGTGGATTATATTTACCAAAAGCCGTTACATAATCTTTTGCGGTATCATATCCATCAAGAAAATTAGGATAAACTAATGTAAATTCAATGGATTCTAAATTGTTAATATTTTCATTTACATATGACCAAAAATCAGTTGCTTTAGTAACTAGTTCTATATATAGCGTATAACCAAATGAGGAAATGTCTTTACTGATAACTTTTGCAATCATATCTTTTATTTGGGTTATATTAGGTGCTACTTCTAAATTCTTTTCTATAATCATAATTTGATTCTGAGCATCGACAAAAATTTTACAATTTGGATAATTAGCAATAGGATTTGTGACAAAGTCATCCTTAACTTTTTGAGTTACAGATTTTTTTGTAACACGTGCAAATTTCAAAAAGAATTTTCCAGTCTCATATTCTACGCATGTGATTTCATAGCGTTTTTTTGGACTTAGTGAAATACTTTTAATGTGTTCTTTTGAAAAAGTATGTAACCATTCTATAAAAGCTGCTTTTTTGTTCGTGTTTATCAACATACAATTATATTGTGCATCTTCAATTAAAGAATAGCAAGTAGAAAAATATTCCGTATTTGAAATAGTTTTAGTTGAAGAAGTAGTTAAATTTTGTGCCTTAATAGTTTTGTTACTCATATGTACCTCCAATAATCAAACATCAGTTCGGTGAGAGACGTTTTTTTTATTGAAAGCAATTGCTTTATTATTCGTGGCAGTTAAGATGTAATTCATAAGATCCAGATTTTTTAATTCGTGTTATTACATTTTCACTTTCTAACTTGCGGAGCATACGTTGAATGTCGCTTCTTTGAAAATCTGGCAATTCTGCATAGATGTTTTTCTGTAATATTCCATTGTGATTGGAAATCACATTTTTTAGTTCAGGAATCAATTCGTCCCGTTCGTAATAACATTCTTCCAGACTGCCTAAAATCATATCTCGGTAAGAAAAGCACTCATTATGTGTATTGTGCAAGTATTCATACATATCCTGAAAATAGATTATGCCGCCTTTTCCTTTTGAATAGCAGAAATTTTTACATTTATCGAATTCCGTAATAGATTGTTCCAATAACATAATTTTTTTCGACAAGTCCTGCTCTGAAAAGGAATTATGGTATGGAGTTTCAAATTTTTCTATTCTTTTAGCAATCTCGTTATAGTATTTATTTTCAAAAGAGTAAGATAATTCCTCTTCCTTAAATGATCTATGAAACTTTGGGTTGGAACTATTTTTATCCTCAGCCAAAGCATTTTCGTATCCTACTTGCATAAGGTATGGCACTTCTTCATCAGAGATTTTTTTACCATCTGCACGGTATATTACGTTACCGTCTTGGACATATTCCGTTTGCTTAGAATAATCTCGTTCCTGTGGCTTGTCAGCGCATATTGCATCTGAATTTTTAACTTTCTTTTTTGATGAATCATTTTTTAATAGCAAGAATGAAAGTGTACCAAACATTATTGATACTATTGCAGTAGCAATTACCTGAATAATATCGGTAATATTTTTTACAATAATTAGGATGCCGATAAGTGTTGCTAATAGAAAAAATACACCAATTAACTTTTGTAGTCGTTTGAAAAAGAGTTTTTGCATATGTAGTTCTCCATTTGGTTAATAATTATATGGTGGAGTATTCAAAATTACTAAATTAATTCCATAACAGCAATTGTAGGCTCAAATATTATAATATAATTATCGACTTGAGTGTAACAACCATATTTGTTTTTATAATAAGTTATGGCATCATTTAAAAAGCTATCTGTTACACCTAAATATTCAGCTACTTCATGTGAATTTTCACAACGATTTTTATATGCCTTTATAAGACCAGTAAGTCCAACTTGTTTATTATAAGCCCAGATTCTACCACACATTTCTTGTTTTCGATTTTGGACAGTAGATTGGTCTATTATATTACTGGTAGCAGTTTGGTAATGGCCTAGCTCTTCCGCTAAAATACATGCCTTTTCAATATCAGTAGGTATATCTTTATTTATAGCAATATGATTATCAAAATAAAGTCCTTTAATTCTAGTGCCACAAAAATGTGAAGTTTCATCTACCGTTACTCCGGCGTTTTCAGCTTCTTCTAATAATATTTCATAGTTTGTCAAAAGAAATCCCTCCCTCGGGATAGATCATAACATTTCATATGTACAATAAAGTGGACTATTTTCTGCTTGCTTTTACAAAAGCTGCATATTCCTTAATTTTAGTTATCTCTTCTTCTGTGTATTCATCTCCATCAAAGTGGGCTGCCATAGTTCGTGGTTCATTTACATTATCGTCTGCCAAATAATCTAAAGAACAATCAAAATATGAACATAGTTTCTTTAAAGTAGATAATTTAGCATTTTCTGAGCCTTTTTTATAAAATCCGTCGATTGTCGTATATGGCACTCCGGATTCTCTGGCTAATTCTGCTTTGTTTATGTTTCTTTCTTTCATAAGTATATCTAATTTATCTGTAAGTCCCATTTTTTACACCTCCGTTATGATTTGATTGTACTACTTTCTTTTATTTATGTAAATAAGAAAATACCTTGCAGAGTAAAAAAAATACTTTTGGGGGTTGACAATTACGATGCAGGGTATATAATAAATTCATGAATTACGACACAGGGTAATTCACAGGAAAGGAGATGAAAAATTGTTTAGTAACTTAAACGCTGAGATGGCAAGAAATAAATTAACCATTAAGGCTTTGGCTGAAAAAACAGGTATTAACTATGAAAGCCTAAAAAACAAAATGTCTGGTGCAACGGAATTTAAGAGAAGCGAAATGCTTTTAATTAAGAAAGAATTTCCAACATGCAGTCTTGATTACTTATTTGAGGCAAATTGAGAAAGTAGGTGAGAGAGTGAGCCAACGCTTAACAGTAAAAGAAGCCGCAGCCGAGATTGGATGCAACGTGGAATACCTCAGACGGCAGATGAAAGCCGGGCGGTGGGATCTCGGAAGTGTGATAAAGCCGACTTCGAAGGTTAAGAATTATCAGTATTTTATCTTCCGGGCAAAGCTGGACAAGTTTCTAGGTATCGAACCAAGGGCAGATAACGAGGAGGTGGAAAATGAAGCAGATCAGTAAAGTATTTACATCAGTAGGGATTGGAATCCTGTTTCTCGGTGGAATGCTCGATGCGGATGGAATGTATTATGTTTTTCTGCTGATCGAAATGGTACTTGGTGCGGTGATTGCACTTGTTGGAGTTGTGATCTTGGATGTGGAGAAACGCTGGGAAGAAAAGCGGAAAGCAGACTTTAACATGATCCGCCGCAAGGACAAGCTTGACGCTGATGTTGAGTTCCTTGGGGAATTTGAGGAGGTGGCAAAGTGACAAATGCTCAATGCGTGAGCGGTGAGGAAAATCCGAATGTCGAGGACATAGCGGTCGGCATGATTATTACAAAGGTGGCAACGGATTTTCATATTGAGGTTGATGCTGAAGGATACATACCGCTTTACCATCAAATGAAAGGATGGTTACTCAGTGAAAAAGAAAAATAGCACCATAACATTCTTTGGCGAGAACTGGTGCTATTTACCGTAGGAATACAAAAGTATTTCTGCGTTTATTGTAACACGTAGTTAGGTTTTTGGAAAGCGTGATTTTATGATTTACAGAAAATGCAGAATCTGTGGCTGCAGTTTAGATCCAGGAGAGGGAAACATGTGTGAAGAATGCCGGGACGAGCAGTACATGAAGCAGCAGCGAGAGAAAGCGGTCAGATGCATGGTTTTATCTACAGATTTTAGACAGATGGAAATGGAGGAATTTTTAAATGGCAGCGCCTAGTTTGACATGGAAGGATTTAGGAATACTCAAGGATGCACTGGCAGAATTTGAAAGAACACTGGAAGATTTAGGCATAGAAGCCGGTGAAGTCTCATGGCATACCGACGGAAGTATTCATGGTGAATTTGTGTATGGCACAAGGAAGCTGATTACCGACACAGACGATGATGGGGAGGGATTTTCTCACAGATATGAATGATTACATACCGGACAGCCTCGATATGCTCGAAGAGTACGAGAGGGACAGAGAACGCCGCCACAGATTATATGAGAAACAAGCCAGACGTGAAGAGATGGCAGATATTGAATCAGAGGAAGAGAGGATAAAAGAAAGATGGAAGAATTTGAAAATTTAATTGTGGAAAAACTTATGTCCACTGAAAGAGATGGAATGAAAGATTTAATTGCAGCCATGAAAAATGATGGATTTTTTGCGGCTCCGTGTTCGGGTTCTAACCATTTGGCAAAAGAGGGCGGTTTAGCAGAACATAGTTGGAATGTCCTCGGAATCATGCAGGATATGTCATTTTTATTGGCGGAAGGATCGGAAGTTTTACCGGATGAAACACAGAATGCCATTATCATTTGTGCTTTGCTGCATGATCTTGGAAAGATGGGAGATTATGGAAAACCAAACTATGTACCTAATATGATCAAGAGCCGGAAAAAGGATGAAAATGGAGAATATCCATTGGTACAGTCAGAAGCAAAACCATATGAGATAAATAAAGAACTTCTGTATATTCCACATGAAGTGAGAAGTATTGCAATTGCTGAAAGATACATCAAGCTTACAGAGGAAGAAGAGCAGGCTATCCTTTGGCATAATGGACTGTATGGATCGTTTAAATATGATATTTCCGGTAAAGAAACGCCATTGTATCTGTTGTTACATTTTGCTGACATGTGGGCAAGCAGAATTGTGGAGGAGAAATAATGGAATTTAGAGCTTTAACAGAAAAAGAGATTGATGCCAGAGTGGCGACCGTAAATGAGAAAGGTTGCAGCCTTTTACTTTATAAAGATGCCAGATGTGATATGCGCATTCTGGACGAATCTGTAGGATCAGAGAGATGGCAGAGAAAACATGAGTTAATTAATGGAAATCTCTTTTGCAATGTAGGTATTAATTTTCCGGCAGAAGACGGCGATCATTGGGTATGGAAGCAGGATGTAGGAACTGAATCATATACGGAAAAAGAAAAAGGACAGGCATCGGATTCTTTCAAGCGTGCTTGCTTTAACTGGGGAATTGGAAGAGAACTTTACACTGCACCATATATATGGATTCCTGCAAAGGATGTTGCACTTATACAAAAAAATAATAAGTGGAGCACATACGATAAGTTCAAGGTTGAACAAATTATTATTAAAGATGGTGAGATCGTTGCATTATCCATTAGAAATGAATCGTTGAAACGCAGAGTATTTCTTTATGATGTCAGAAAAAAGGATGTTGATAACTAATGCACGCACTTGTAAAGATTAACCAATACCGAGAGCGGAAAGACGGAACAGACTTGGTTGTATCTGTTCCAGATCTGAAGCTTGGGGACATGTTCCAAAGAAAGAAAATTAGAAATGCCGAGATCAGGTTTGATGATGGCAGGCACATATCAGCAGAGCAGAGAAAAAAAGCATATGCAACTATCAGAGACATTTCAGATTGGACAGGATATCTTCCGGAAGAAATGAAAGAGATATTGAAGTATCAGCATATGATGCGTACCGGTGATGCGTATTTCAGTCTTTCCAACTGTTCTATGGACACAGCGAGGGAATTTATCAACACGATACTGGAATTTGCCCTAGAGAACGGAATACCGCTTTCTGACAATGCAATAGAACGTACAGATGACATAGGAAGATATCTTTACTACTGCCTGTTACACAAAAAATGTGCAATCTGCGGAAAAGATGGAGAGATTCATCATGAGGATGCAATCGGAATGGGTAATGACAGGACAAAAGTAGATGATTCCAGTTATAAAAAAATCTGTTTGTGCAGAGAACACCACACACTGGCACACAGCCTTGGAGTGATCCGGTTCAGAGAGATGTATAAGGTCTATGGAATTGTTGTAAAGGATTTATAGGGTTGAAACACCTTGCCAAATGGCAGAAAGAAACCTATTCATGCAGAAAATAATATATCACGAATTATTGGAAGCTGGTTATTATCTCCGGGTTTAGTCCCGGAGAAGAAAGGGGATTAATGAAGACAATAAATGACATTCCCTGCGGACATTTGAAACCATTACCGAGACTCTATAATCCATTTGAAGATAGAAAACTGCGAAAGCAGATAGAGACAGCAAATACAAAGGATGACTGCATTATCAATGTTGGAAATGGATATTACAGACCAGTTCCGGGAGATCCAGTAGATGAAAAAGAACTGGATGAATATCTATCAAAAGAGCTGCACCGTGCCAGAGCGATACTGAAAAAACGTTTAAACATGAAAATGACATTTGAAAGGTGGCGAGAAGTTGGAGTACCTACTGATAATACCGGGACGACTGGATAACTTGAATGATTTTATCCGTGCGGATAAGGCAAGCAGATATAAAGGCGGAGAGATGAAAAAGCAGAATGAAGCTATTGTTTCTGTGTACATCAGAAAGTGCCTGAGAGACGTAAATATCAATAAAAAAGTATTTATGGAATATCTGTGGGTGGAAAAGAATAAAAGGCGTGATTTGGACAATATATCGTCATTCGGCAGAAAAGTGATCCAGGATGCATTAGTTAACTGCCATGTATTAAAAAATGATGGCTGGGAGCAGATCTGTGGATTCTCTGATGAATTTCGTATAGATGCTGAAAATCCACGGATTGAAGTTCGGATTCGGGAGGTGGAAACTTGAACTATTTAGCTGAGATAAAAGCATTTTACGACAGGCTCGAACTAAACCCGCAGCCCAACACTGCAATCGCCTTATGGCATGCGTTAATGTCCATAGCGAATAAAGCAGGGTGGCCAGATACGTTTACGGTAGCCTCGTCAGTCCTTGGACTTCGGTCTGGATTAAATGCATCAGCGTTAAAGAGAGCGAGAAACAAGCTTGCTACAGATGGGTTCATCGAATGGAAATCGCGCGGTGGTAATCTTGCGGCACAATATAAAATAAATAGTCTTGTGGTTCAAAATTACAGTAAAAATGAACCACAGTTTGAACCACAAAGTGAACTGCAAATTGCACCACAGTTTGCACCACAAAGTGAACCTATTAATAAACAAAGACATAAACATAAACAAAATACACCCCCTATATCCCCCTTGGAAAAATTTAGAGTGTTTGCCGCAGTCTATCCGAAACGGTGTACTGGTTGTCTTGTTGAAACAGAATACTGCAATGCAGTACTGGCTGGTGTACCGGAAGATGATCTGGTATTGGCCGCACAGAATTATGCAGATATATGCAGACGGGAGAAAACAGCAGAGCGGTATATTAAAAAGCCGGAGAACTTTTTACGAGAGAACTTGTTTATGCAGTACCTGAAAGGAGAGAACGATGGATCAGTTGGAAGAGATACTGGAACGCATGAAAAATCACTCAACGAACTTATGCAGGAATGCGGAGACACCGGAGACTTCCAGGGATTCTGATGTGTGTCCAATTTGCGAAGGTCGGGAGTGGATCTTGAAAATAAAAGACGGAGTTGAAATAGCAGTACCGTGTAAATGCCGTGAGAAAGCGGTCATGTCAAGGCGGTTGCGATTCGCAGATATACCGGAGGCATTCCGTGGGATGGATCTGAGATCGTTTCGAATGGATGTGTACAGGAAGCAGGAAAGTAAAAAGATGGTGTCAGATGCCTGCAAAATAGTAAAAACCTATCTGGATGATTTTGAGAGCCAGAAGGAAAGAGGCATGGGACTGTATATCTGGTCGAGGACAAAGGGAAGCGGCAAGACGAGGATTGCTGCCGGGATTGCAAATGAACTGATGAAAAGATACACAGTTAAATTTGCAGTATCACTGACCATCCTGCAGGAAATCAAGAATACATGGCGCAGGGATGCAGCAGGCAGTGAAAGCCAGCTTTTAAATGCGCTTTCCACAACGGATATTTTGATCATTGATGATTTTGGTGTGGAAGCACCGGCGGCATGGATTAACGACAAAATGTATCAGATCATCAACGAGCGGTACATAAACCAGAAGGTAACGATTTTCACGAGCAATGATCCGCTAGACAAACTTTCTTACGATGATCGTATCACGAACCGGATCAAGGAGCGGACATATCAGATCGCATTTCCAGAAGAATCAGTCCGGGATCATATAGCAGAGCGGATGCAGGAGGAAATCATTGAAAAGATGATGGCGGGTGGAAATATAAAATAAAAAATACAAGGAAGGTGAACAAATGCATAACGTACAGCAGAGACAGAGGTTAATTCCGTCGAGTGTTTATAAGCAGGAATTAGCAAAATGCCAGTTAGGAGATAATATCGCGAATCACATGGGATATATTTTTACAGCCATTTTGTATGACAAGTTTGATATGACGTTTAAGCAGGTCACGAATTTTTATAGCAAAACCGTTGAGCGTCGGAAATCTTGGCAGGACGATGATGACGAAGCGGTAACGAGCGAGAGCATGATGGCATATTGCCGTAAAAAGAAAATTGATGTGGTCAAGTGGGTAAAATCAATCCCAATGTCACAAAAATTGTATATGGCAGATATAAAAAATGGACGGGCAGTGCTTGGCGCAGATCGGAATATCGAGAGCGCGCTTGCCTCCACAATGTATCTGACAATTCCGACATTAAAAGATTCTTACCGTTTCTCAAATGCCAAAATCGAAGAATTTATGAATTGGGTTGCCTATTACATTGATTCCTATTGGCGCAAGCAGCCAAAGAGTAAGGAGCACTATCTGACGGATGAGATTATTCGGAATCAGTTTATTGAGGATGAAAATTGGGATATTGTAACAGGAAAAGCGGTGAAATAAGGATTATTAACATGGGAGAGATGATAAAGACAAGCATAAAATACTGCCGTAAATGTATTTACTCATACAAGCACAGTCAAACAGAGGTCATGTGTGGATATTATTCACAGACAGGATTAAGACGCGGCTGTCCGGTAGGAATGTGCGATAAATTCGAAAAGAGAGGTAGAAAAAAGAGGAGGGTACAGTTGAAATGACAGACGAAACCAAGCAGGAGATAGAAGCGGTACTGATGTTGTTAAAAAATACACTGGTAAGCAATGGTGTAAGCATAGCACTTGAAAAAAAAGAAGATGGATGCATTTGTTTTTTTGATACCGCAGAGTATTGTCGCACTGGTAAATATAAAGGGGTATCTGTTAAAATAACGGATTTAGTGAGATAGGAGAAAAATAACATATGGAGATCGAAAAGAGAATTTATCCAGCATATGCCTTTACTGAAAATGAGAGAGAAAAGTCAATCATGAACAGCACAATTTATAATGAATTAAAGGAAAAATACAGAATTTCAAGATATAAAGTTGATAATCTTGATGATTATGACATTGTCTTAGACTGTAAACCTGATATATATCGTTCGACATATAAGGTTATTAAAAATAACACGCAATTATCCGACTTAGAACTGGCATTAATTTGCGATGATGGAAGCCTTTGCTTTGGGTACAGCAGACATGGAAATGAGTTTTACATAAATGAGGATTAGATTTTGCGAGGTAGAAATATGATGGAGTGTATGAAAAGCATGGCTAAGAAGCCACAGACCAATGCAGACCGGATCAGAAGCATGACGGATGAGGAGTTGGCAGAGTTTTTGCCAATAGCTTCCAACTTTATCTGTCAGCCTACGGAAGAATGTATAAGAAATACCGTTATGAATCATTGCGGAGAGTGTGAAAGAACAGAAGAGTGCGCAATGAAGTGGCTTCGGGCAGAAAGTGAGGAATAGCATGGAGAGATTAACGACAAATAAAAGCGTGGCTGACATGTCGATGATCGAGCTGGTACATAATAGCTGCTATGCAGATGACGAGCGAAATGCCAGATACAGAGATTACGAGATGGAAATGGATGCACGAGATTTTGCAAGAAATCTTATGGTCACATTAGCAGAAGATGAATTGCCATTAGATGACGCAGAGTTTGATGAGGAAGTATTGTACAATTTAATGATAGATCCGTTTTCAGATGTCCGTGGCTTGATTGCATTGTTCTATCGCAATTTATGGGCTATGGCTGATTTGCGAGAAAAATTGAAATATTATGAGGATGCCGAGGAGCAGGGATTACTTCTGCGGTTGCCGTTCAAGGTTGGAGACAAAGTATATCAGATATGTGAAAACTTTATTGAACCATGTACGGTTGAGACAATATTCTTGGGAAATTATAGGGATAGAAGTGGAAATTGGTGTAACATGGCAGAAATTCATTATGACAGGGATGATTGCACTTATGTGTCTACAGAGATATATTTCACTGATATTGGCGAAACGGTATTCTTCACAGAAACTGAAGCCAAAGCCAAGCTGAAAGAAATGGAGAAGGAAAATGGAGCACATAACAAATAAGGAACTGACTATCCGGCAGATTGGAGATTTCTGCACGAACACTCTCTGCAAGAAATGCCCTGTTGCAAAGTGGAATGAGGAAAGCAATCTGCATAATGGATGCATGGAAAGTTTAAGACTTCCAGAGGTATCGAGGATTATGTTGGAGCAGATCAAAGGAAGAAAGGTGAAGCGTGATGGTAGATAGATATTTATTCCGCGGAAAGCGGAAAGACAACGGTGAATGGGTGGAAGGCTGTTTTTTGAAAACATGGGTAACATTATGGATTTTTAGTATTGATGAAAAAGCTGCTAATATGATAATTCCATCCACCATCTGCCAGTGCACCGGACTTAAGGATAAGAACGGCAAGCTGATATTCGAGAATGACATTCTTTCAGGGCATATCGACGTTGAGTTTCCAGAAGATGAGACGAGAAAGCGTGTCGTGTGGCATGAAAACGGATGGTGTACGAATGAGCCGGGCTGTGATTACTACGAGGAACTGGATGATTTTGATTCAGAGAATTTTGAAGTGATCGGCAACATGATTGATAATCCGGAACTGTTGGAGGTGTAGACATGACGGAGAGTGAAGCAATTAACGTTTTAAATATGATTGAAGCACATGGGGATTTGGCGATAAAAGCTAAGCAGACGGCAATCAATGCGCTTGAAGAAGTACAGCAGTACCGTGCGATTGGTACACTGGAAGAATTAAAAGAAGCTATGAAGTATGTTTGGCTTGTTAAAAAGCATGGAACGATTGGAAAAGCCTTGGAAGAATGCGCAGAGTATGAATCAATCGGCACACCGGAAGAGTGCCGGGCGGCGATGGAACGTCAGAATCCGATAGCCGCTATTGCTGAAAAAGAAGATACTGGGACTACAAAATACACATGTCCGACATGTGGTATGTATATGGGGTGGTCAATTGGAACGTTTCCTGCTCGTTATTGCTGGAAATGTGGTCAGAAATTGGATTGGAGTGATGAAGAATGAGTGAAATCCTTAAGCCATGCCCGTTCTGTGGTTGCAAAAATATACGTTTGTGGGAAACAACCTCTCCGTGGGTGCAATGTGAAAAATGTCTTTCCTCTGCGGCAACAGGTTACACAAAGGAAGAAGCAGTCGAGAATTGGAACAGGAGGGAGAGTGATGGGAAGACTGATTGATGATGGGTTGGTTTTAGACAACTTAAGTGGACGTCTTGAAAGCATGAAAGATTATGATGCAGTAAAAGATGTGATTAACAATATGCCGACCGTTTATGACCCGGACAAGGTTGTGGAGCAGTTGGAAAAGCTGAAAAGCCTTGTACCAGTAAATAGGGTACTCGATGATATTATAAATGATAAACCAAAGGAATTAGGAATGCTTATAGCCTATGAAAAGGCTATTAAGATTGTGAAAGGCGGTGGAGTAGATGGCTAAAGCAGTATTGGTAATGGATATGCCGGAAACCTGTAAAGATTGCTCTTGCAAATATCCCAGTTATAAAGATGATGCTCTTTACGACTGTGCTATTACAGGAAAAACGATTCCGATAGATGGTGGACGCTACGGGGAAAAACCAAATTGGTGTCCGCTCCTGGAACTGCCGGAGAAAAGAAAAATTAATCATAACAAAAATCACTACATAAGTAACTTTTGGACAGATGCAAAGAGCGTAGGTTGGAATGCCTGCTTGGATGAAATTTTAAACTAAATCGAAAGGAGTGAGAGGTTTGCTGGCCAGCGTGAAAGAGCTCTTTACTCCGAGAAAAAAATGGAATCAGTAAAAGAACGTATGGAGCGAATCGGAGCATACGAAAAGATAGCATCTTTTATGCAGAAAGAAAAGCAGCCATATGAATATAAAAGAAAATATGCACAGATCAGAGCAGAAGAGTTCGCAAGTGAATGTGATGGAAGATTGCTCAACTACCATGTTTCTGTCGGTGGACTTGACAGTATAATCTTATACCTGTTTTTACATGAGATATGCGGAATTGACGCACCAGGAGTCAGTGCATCTACACTGGAAGACAAGAGTATTCAGAGAGTACATAAAGCACTTGGAATAATAAATGTACCGCCACTGAAAAGAGATGATGGCACATATTGGACAAAACCAAAGGTTATACAGGAATTTGGATTTCCGGTCATTTCAAAGGAAGTGGCTGCCAAGATAGAATTGTTACAAAATCCGTCAGAGAAAAATAAAACTGTCCGCCATGCGATTATTACTGGGGAGACTGGAGAATATGGCGGATGGCAGAAAAACTCTAAAATGCAGCTAAAACAGAGATGGTTAAAGCTGTTCGGTGGATATGAGAACGAAAATGAAGGGTGTGATTTCCAGAAGCCAGACTTCCTTGTATCTGCTAAATGCTGCTATTACCTCAAAGAAAAGAATTGTGATAATTGGGGAAAGGAACACAACAGCGTGCCATATCTGGGACTGATGGCATCTGAAGGCGGCAGACGTGCCAAGAGCCTGCGGATGAACGGATGTAATTATTTTGGAGCATCTACGATCAGATCGGCACCATTTGCAATCTTCCATAGGCAGGACATTTTAAAACTCGCACTGGAAATGGACGAACTGTGGAAAGCCGGACTGAGAGAAAAATATCATGAGAAACTTTTGAGAGATGGAAAATTATCTGAAAGTTTTGAAATGCCAGACAGCATTATACTGGAGATCTACGGAGCGATTGAGAAAAAGCCAGATGGGACGCTCTACACAACTAAGGCACAACGTACCGGATGCAGCATGTGCGGTTTTGGAATCCACATGGAGAAACGACCGCATCGGTTTGATCTATTATATGAGAGCAACCCGAAAGAGTGGGATTATTTGATGTTCCACATGTGCAAGGATGCTGACGGGAACGACTACGGATGGGCGAAGGTTCTGGACTACATTGGAGTTGGATGGGATCCGACAACGATCGGGGGTAATTGCAAGGGGCAGATGAGCTTGCCATTAGATCAAATGTGATATATAAAAAGCACCTGCCAGAAACAGGTGCGTTGCATTCAAGCCGGGATTCGAACCCGGGACCAATCGCTTAGTAGGCGACCGCTCTATCCAACTGAGCTACTTGGCCGTATTAATAGACAAATAATATGATACTACAACTAATTGTAAAAGTCAATATTACATAGAAAGGAGCCGAACCTCCGGCCGGGGTAACGATATATCGGGTTCCTTTTGGAAAAATGATTAACGGAGAATTGATAGTGGACAACTTCGCAGGTGGTGGAGGAGCTTCCACAGGAATAGAATTAGCAACAGGATATAGCGTTGATATTGCAATTAACCATGATCCAGAAGCTATTAAAATGCACAAGGCGAACCACCCGAACACAAAGCATTACTGTGAAAACGTGTGGACGGTGGATCCGGTAAAAGCCTGTAAAGGTCATCCTGTAGGGCTTGCGTGGTTTTCCCCGGACTGCAAGCATTTTAGCAAGGCAAAAGGTGGAAAACCAAAAGATAAAAACATCAGAGGCCTTGCATGGGTAGCCTTAAGATGGGCTGGTCTTGTCAGACCCAGAGTGATCATGCTTGAGAATGTAGAAGAATTTAAAACATGGGGTCCATTGAACAGGCGGCATCATCCAATTAAGAGTAAGCAAGGGAAAACATTTGAAAAATTCGTGCAACAGCTTACCGATTTAGGCTACGAGGTACAGTTTAAAGAGTTGGTTGCCGCTGATTACGGCGCACCCACCATGCGAAAGAGATTCTTCATGATCGCGCGGTATGATGGAAAGCCGATCGCCTGGCCGGAGCCGACACACGCACCAGCAGACAGTGAAGCAGTCAAAGCAGGACTTCTTAAGCCTTATGTCGGAGCATACACACAGCTAGATTTTTCTCTGCCGTGTCCGAGCATTTTTGATACTTCAGAAGAAATTAAAGAAAAGTACGGCATTCGGGCAGTACGCCCACTGGCACAGAAAACAATGGACAGGATAGCCAGAGGATTAAAAAAATTCGTCTTAGACAATCCAGAGCCTTTTATCATTCAGTGCAATCATGGCGGTGAGCGTAGACCGAATGACATTAGAGAGCCAATGCCGACTATAACCGGAAAGCACGGGTATGGGATTGTAGAGCCTTACATGGTGCAGTGTAAATATAACAATGAAGCACAGGACGTTCAGAAGCCAATTGGAACTCTTACAACGGTTGGCAGTCACTTGTTGGTTGAACCTAAGTTAGCACCATACATGGGAACTAATACGACGAATCATCCGGGTGGAAATTGTAAAGATCCAATACATACGATTACAACAGGAAATCAGCAGTGCTTGATTAGCCCTACATTGATTCAGTATCATTCAGAAACCTCAAAAGATGGAGTAAGAGGACAAACTATAGAAGATCCGATCATGACAGTGGACAGCTCAAACAGATATGGACTAGTCACATCATTTCTGCATAAGTACTATGACGGAGGATATAAAGGTGCTGGTGAAACAGTAGAAAATCCACTTCCGACTGTTACAGCATGGGATCATAACAGCGTCGTTACCGCGAATCTGATCCAGATGAACAATCATTGTGACGGAAAAGATATCAGACAGCCATTACCAACGATCACAGCTGGTGACGGACACTTTGGAGAGGTCAGAGCATTTCTGATTAAATACTATGGACAGGGAACAGGGCAGGATATCAAAGATCCACTTGATACAGTCACAGCACATGATCGATTCGGATTAGTGACCATCAATGGAACGGATTATCAGATCGTTGATATCGGACTGCGTATGTTAGAACCAAAAGAGTTGTATGGCTGCCAGGGATTCCCAGATGACTACATAATCGATCATGATTACACTGGCAAGACATATCCGAGAAGCGAACAGGTGCGAAGATGCGGCAATGCAGTGTGTCCGCCGATTCCTGCGGCATTGGTAAAAGCAAATTTACCGGAATTGTGCGTTGCTGAACGGATGCCGAATATGCAGATCGAAGCAGATCAGACCGGTCAACTTAGATTTGCTTAACACGAAGTTGAGTTAAAAAGGAGAAAAAACATGGAAAAATTCTATATTGTTACAAATGCAGATTTTTTAAACGAAATTAAAGATTACAACGTCCACGATGAAGAAAGACGAAAATTGATAAATGAATTTTTTGACGAAAAAGGAATTGCAGGACATGCATATCATATCGGCGGAAATGGATTTTGCAATAGACCATTTGAAGATTTCGAAAAACACAATATCCGTCTTTACGTTGAGGATTGTGAAGAAAATAATGTAAAGTTCGGCAAGGAATTATTAAAACCTGTCAATATATTCTGTGATTCCGATGTGATGATGCGTAGTTTCAGAGCAAACAGCAAGACATTAAAAGAGTTTCAAGAATTATGCGTTGAGAGAAAAATCATAATTAATAATCATCCAGTTAGAGAAGGAGATTATTTTAAGGAATTGCGTTACGGCGGTTATTCAGTTAGCAGATTTGAACATGACGGAAAATGCTATCTGAATGTTAAAACTAACAAGAATGGAATAACGCCAGAGAGTGATGGGTTTGCAGAAATTAAGGGAAGCGAGTATTACAAAGCACTTGAAGAATTTGAAAGTGGGAATTAAAGGTCAGTTAAATTAGAATTTAAGAGAGGTAAATAGAATGGAAATATACAGAGATGGAGTCGAAATTGACATATTGCCGGAAACGGCTAAATGCTGTGCAGATGATGCAGAGCGAAACCCACTTAATATAAATATGTGTCCGATTGGAGAACAGTACTGTTCTGGTGATTGTGACTATTATACAGAAAATTAGAATTTAGGAGAAGAAAAATGGAGAATAGACATTTATACAGAGGTAAAAGAACGTTGACAGATAATATGTGGGTGTACTGGGATGGATTTAGCGGTGTACAACCTAATACAGTTATTGAAGAGAAGACAATCTGCCAGTGTACTGGGTATGAAGGAATTTATGAGAAGGATATTTTTCAGTGCGATGATGAACTATATATTATTGAATGGAGCGATTACTCACTGAGTTGGGAAGCGCAGGCGATTGGAAACTCGGAAAGTATTTCTTTAGGAGAATTTAACCCAGATGAAATTGTTGTCATTGGAAATGCAATTGACAACCAGGAACTGCTAAACTGAACTTTAACGGAGGAATCAACATGAAACTGATAAAAAAGAAAGCTGAATTTGTGGGGTACGTAGTTTACAGCGTGGGGGATCTCCAAGAGTGGAGATGTCCGGAGTGGAGATGTCCAGAGTGGAGATGTCCAGATAAAGATTGTGGAATGAGCGTGATGGAAGAATATAAATGCTGTCCATATTGCGGACGGCGTTTAAAATTTGATAAGAACAAAAATGAACTTTAACGGAGGTAAAAACAATGAGATTCTGTAATTGTATGGAGATGTGGCGTAAAGATATGGAGGAAGACGACATTTCGAATGCAGATTGCGATGGTGACTGTGAAGGTTGCTGCTATTGTGAGGAAATTAAGACCGACAGAGAGCGGCGGAGAGAAAATGAGCGAAGAGGTGGAATTACGTTTGAGGTAATCAGAAACAGTGACAACAAGAAGTTTACGGTATATGACATTGTCAGAACATCACATTATACATATTTCATGATCTATGATGGTGGATGGAAATATATAGACGCTGACTTATTCCGGGAATGCGATAAAAACTGAATATTGAGATTTTTGCCGGCTGAAACACGCCGGTAAAAAAATACATATCAAAGAACATACGTTCCAACCATATGTACGCAACTACAAATTAAAAAGAGCCTGTGCTGGTAACACAAGCCCTTTAGAAAGTGCTATACACTTCCCTAGACAAGATGAGTATAGCATTTTCTACCCAGATCGTAAAGGGGGAATTGCTATGACAAAAGCAGAATTAATCAATGATGTAGTTTATGAGATGTCAGGATATCTGACATCGGAAGGAATTGACCGCCTTAAGACTGTGATCACTTTTAAGTTGGTCAACATTAATCTGACCACAACAGAGACGCTACCATCTACGGACGTGTACGACAACGAATGGATCATGAAGCGGTACATCATAGACCTCACAGCTACCGGCAGAAAGCAGAGCACGATTAAGCTTTACATCACAATCATTAAAAAATTTTTTACAGAAACAGGCTTGAATTATCACACCTGCACAGGGCAGGACGTGATGGATTATATCGCCACCAGACTGCATAAGGATAAAATCTCAAAGGCTTATGCTTCCACAATTCAAAAGTATATGAGCAGTTTCTTTGCGTGGGCGTATCGTAAGAAGCATATTGATGATGATGTATCCAGAGATATAGATAAAATCAGACAGCCGCAGAAGAGAAAAGAGCGTCTATCTGATGAAGAGATTGCCAGAGCATCCTTATCTATCGGTCATGATCTGCGATTAAATGCGTTGTTCGAGCTTATGCTGTCTGCTGGTCCTCGTGTCGGTGAGATCGTAAACCTTAATATTGACAACCTCGATTTTGCACGAAAGGAAATCCATATCTGGGGAGAGAAAACGTCACAGTGGCGCACCTGCTTTATGACCGAGCGCTGCAAACAGGCATTACAGCAGTATATCGGAAATCGCACGGAAGGCGCAGTGTTTATCGGTTTACGTGGCAGAGGACGGATGTGTAATAAGTCAATTGAGGATATGACAAAAGAGATCGCACTTGCTGGCGGTTGTAAATTCAGTGCTACGGTACATTCATTCCGCAAGACCTTTGCATCAAGGGAATATAGGCGGACAAAAGATGTGTTGTTTGTCTCAAAGAGATTAGGACATTCAAGCACTGATGTGACAATTAAATATTATATCTGTGATGACGTGGAGCTTGATCGTATGCAAGCTAATTTGGCAGCATAACAATATATGTTTTTATGTTGCAAAATATAATAAAAATACGGTTATAAGCATGATTTGTATGTTATAATGTTGCATAATACATAAGCAACTTTCACGAAAGGGGGGAATGTGCATGATGAGTGAAAAAGAAACGTATGAGATCTGTAATGAGGTAGACAGCTTCATAGCCAGAGAATTAACAGAATCAATAATACATAAGGTGTCCTACGATATGCTTGAGGCTCATTATGGTATTCTCCCGATCAGCAGGAGAAGCTTTTACCGGAAAAAGGAAATTGTGCTGGAAATTATAGAAAAGCGGACGACGCGGCTGGTGGAAGAGAAGAATGGGCAGTATATGATCGTATGGGGGAGAGAATTTTTTGATTGACGCATAAGAAGGTGATATAATAAACAAAAAGGCGAGGAGAGAGAAGTATGGATGTTTATAGTGTGATTCAAAATTTGGCGATAGGGATTGCCAGTGGAATATTTTCGGGTGTTATAGTATCAGTGGTGTTTTATATACTTGGAAATTATCAGAATGAAATTGATGATGCCAAAAATACAATTATGCCACTTTATGAGGTTATAACGCTAGACAAAGTCAGAGAAAAATGTGGATTAGAAGATATCAGTGAATATTTGGCGGTAATTAGAGCAAATGTAGATACGGTGGCGCTTAACTTGAATCCGTCAAAATATAATTATCAACTGCGACAAATTATGTTTGACATTAGTGAAATTATTTCAGATGGAAAATTTTTTGAGCGCAATGGTAGAGAATTAGTGTTTAACGAGAAAATGTTGCATGAGTTTGCAGTGGAGGTGGAATCACAGTTGAAACTGTTAAGAGAATGTGAAGGTAATTTTGGGAGAGGACTCACGGAAAGAATTATAAAAAATAAAGCTATATGGTTTACAGGTGCGATTGCTATTATAATAATTGTGATCGCATTGCTTATATGAAGTATAGCCAACCACCAATCACGATGGTTGGTATTTTTTTGCCCTAAAGTTGGCACAAACAATATGTAAGTACGTGATAAAATTTTGTTAAAAGAAATACCAGGGGGAAATAAAGTGAACAATAACGATTTGAAAAAGGCGTACTTACAATCATATATTCCATCCATAAATGCAGCCAAACGTATAGAGGAAGAAATAGAACAATTGCGACTGGATAAAATGATGCCGTCTGTTATTATGGATGATATGCCGCATGCACATAATAAAACAGATCTGTCTGATTATATGGCAAAGTTGGACGAACTGATAAATAAGCTAATAGCTGCCAGATACAAACGTATTGATCTATATGCAGAAATATTTGCAGATATTGAAAAGATGGAAAATGAGACAGAAAGAGAGGTATTAACATATCGGTATCTTCGTCGGTACAGCTGGGAAAAGATTTGTGTGCATATGGGGTATCAGTGGGCACAAATTCACCGGATTCATGCTAATGCATTAAAAAACTTCAATCCAACAGGAGTATACTATCAACTGATGATAGAAAATGAGGAATCTGATAAAGATGATACACAATGATACATATATTCGTGATAATATATAAAATGAAAAGAGCGCAAGTAGAGAAGAATCTGCTTACGCTTTTTTTATGGGCGTCGGATGGCGTCCTATTCCCCCTAAGTTATTTGAGGGATACTGATAAAAGAAATGGTGGTGATGGTCCTTGCCAAAGGCAAAAGATGCGAGAGCGGACAAAGCCTTTGAAATGTATAAGCAAGGGCTTAAGCTAATAGATATTGCAAATCAACTAGGAGTAGCAGAGGGAACGGTACGAAGTTGGAAAAACCGGTACAAATGGAATGGCGAAACGAATGCAACGTTGCAAAAAAATAAACGCAACGTTGCGAAAGAAAATAAACAAACAAAGAAAGTAAAAAAAGAGTCTGTTGCAGATGAAGTAGAAGCGGTGATACAAAACGCTGATTTGACTGATAAGCAACAGCTTTTTTGCATTTATTATATTCGTTGCTTTAATGCCACCAAGGCATATCAGAAAGCGTATGATGTTGATTATGCGACTGCCGTGGTAAATGGTCCTAGACTGCTCGGAAATGCTAGGATAAAAGATGAAATTTTCAGGTTGAAACAAGAACGTCTCAACAGGGAGTTCCTGAGTGAGTCAGACATCTTCCAGAAGTATATGGACATTGCTTTTGCCGATGTGACTGATTTTGTGGAGTTTGGAAATGAGGATGTAGATGTGATCCTGGACACTGGAGAACGAAAGACTATCACAGTAAGCCATGTCAATATCAAGAATGATGCGGATGTGGACGGAACGATTATTTCAGAAGTGTCCAAAGGCAAGGACGGCGTAAAGGTAAAACTTGCTGACCGGATGAAAGCTTTGCAGTGGCTTTCGGATCACATGGATCTTGCCACTGAGAAGCAGAAAGCAGAGATTGCATTACTGAAAGCCAAAGTTCAGACAGATGACGGCGATGAGGTTGCAGATGATGGATTCCTTGAAGCTTTGAATGGTACTGCCGCGGAGGACTGGGGCGATGAAGAGAATCAGTAAGATTAAGCGGGTTTTCAAGTTCAAGCCATTTTCCAAGAAGCAGCGCAAGGTATTGAACTGGTGGTGTGAAGATTCTCCGGTTAAAGATAAGGATGGTATTATCGCAGATGGTGCTATTCGATCTGGCAAGACGGTGAGTATGTCGCTATCGTTTGTTATGTGGGCGATGAGCACATTTGACGGCGAAAATTTTGGTATGTGCGGCAAGACAATCGGTTCTTTCCGCAGAAATGTATTATTTTGGCTTAAGCTGATGCTGCGAAGTCGCGGTTATACGGTGGCAGATCACAGGGCTGACAATTTGGTAATCATCACAAAAGGAGATGTGACCAATTATTTCTATATATTTGGCGGCAAAGACGAACGATCACAGGATCTCATTCAGGGTATTACCTTGGCTGGGGTCTTTTTTGATGAAGTTGCGTTGATGCCGGAAAGCTTCGTGAACCAGGCAACCGGACGATGTTCTGTTGATGGTTCGAAGTATTGGTTCAACTGCAACCCGGATGGACCGTATCAGTGGTTCAAGACCGGATGGATTGATAAGAGAGAAGAAAAGCATCTGTTGTATCTGCATTTCACGATGGATGATAACTTGAGTCTGTCGGAGAAAATCAAGGAACGATACCGTGGCATGTACACAGGTGTGTTCTACCGCCGGTACATCCTTGGACTATGGGCGATGGCAGAGGGCATTATTTACGACATGTTCGACACTGCCAAGCATGTGATTTCCAGCACGGCTGATCTGGTCAATGCAAATTATTATGTGTCCTGTGACTATGGTACACAGAATGCAACAGTATTCCTGTTGTGGTGCAAAGAACGTTCTGGGCGGTGGGTGTGCTGCCGCGAGTATTATTATTCCGGCCGAGATGAGGAAAGGCAGAAAACGGATAGTGAGTATGCGGATGATCTGGAGCGGTGGCTTGGTGATATAAAGCCGGTGAAGATCATTATAGATCCATCGGCAGCGTCCTTCATTGCAGAGTTGAAAAAACGAGGCTATGCGATCAAGAAAGCAAAAAATGATGTGTTGGATGGAATCCGGTTTGTGGCATCGCTGCTGAATCAGGAGAAAATCGCCATCAGTGACCAGTGCCCGAATACGATCAAAGAGTTTGGGTCGTATATCTGGGACCAGAAAGCATCTGAGCGTGGCGAGGATAAACCGGTAAAGCAGCACGATCATGCGATGGATGCTCTTCGGTATTTCTGTTATACGATTATTCGCAAGCCGGGCGGTATCAGCATTTTGAAATAGAGGTGAGAACATGGAACTTGAGGTTATGAAAAAACTCATAAGAAAATATGAACCGGGACATACAAAGTTTTCCTTTAATGCTATGCAGGCAGAGAGGTATTACCGGAATGAAACGGATATTTTAATTAATAAAATTAGTGATGAGAGAAAAGAGGATGCAGATAATCCGTTGCGTAATGCAGATAACCGGATTCCGAGGAACTTCCACGGACTTATTGTCAATCAAAAGGCCGCATATATGTTTACAGCACCGCCACTTTTTGATATTGGGAATGAGCATGGAAATGAAGTCGTGACAGAAGTACTCGGTGATGAATACCGGAAAAACTGCATGGAGCTGTGCGTAAATGCTTCCAATGCATCGGTGGGATGGATTCATTACTGGGAGGATGAAGATGAGACATTCCAGTGGGCGGTAGTCGACAGCAAGCAGATTATTCCGATTGAATCACACGATTTGAAAAAGAAACTGCTCGGTGTTCTTCGTGTGTATGATGAAATCGACGAGGAAACAGGAGATACCTATACAATTTATGAATACTGGGATAAGGAAAGTTGTTGGACGTTCCGGCGGAAGTGTGGCGACACTTTAGAAGATGGGCTGTTCTACTACAACACTTTCATGGTGCCGGATACCGGAGATTTTGTCGCAGAATATCGGCATGAATTCGGAGAGGTGCCTTTTATTCCATTCCCGAACAACAACACGAATACAAACGATCTGAAAAATATAAAACCGCTGATAGACGTTTACGACAAGGTCTACAGCGGTTTTATTAATGATTTGGATGATATACAGGAATTGATATTTGTGCTGTCTGGGTATGGCGGAACTGATCTCGACACGTTTTTATCAGACTTGAAAAAATACAAAACTATCAAGGTTGATGGAGATGATGGAAGTAATCCGGGAGTGAGCACGCTCAACATTGAAATACCGATTGAAGCACGTAACAGCGTGTTGGAAGCCACCAGAAAGGCTATTTTTGAACAAGGGCAGGGATTTGATCCACAGCCGGAGAATTTTGGGAATCAGAGTGGAGAAGCTCTTAAATTCATGTATTCATTGCTGGAGATGAAAGCCGGGTTGACGGAAACGGAGTTTCAGCTTGGGTTTGCACGTCTGGTAAGAGCGATATGCCGTCATGAGGGAATTGATTGTAAGAAAATCATTCAGACATGGTCCCGCACCTGTGTAAAGAATGACACGGAGCAGGCGCAGATTTGCAAGGATTCGGTTGGAATTGTCAGTAAAAAGACGATTCTCAAAAATCATCCGCTTGTTGAGGATGCGGACGCAGAATTAAAACAGTTGGAAAAAGAAGCGCAGGAAGCACAAGAGAAAGCAGATGCTTATATTGGAGCTTTTGATTCAAAAGGTGAGGAGAAAATAAATGAAGCAAACAGTGATGATTCTGGGGACAGAATATCAAATAGAAATACATAAATGGTCAGAGGACAAAGCATTAAGCCAAAATTCGTGGGCTGGTTACTGTTGTAGTGAAATTCCACTGATTGTTATAGCAGATTTAGATGATGAAGAGCATTTTTGGTTTCACAATGACGAAGAAAAAGATGCGTACTTTAAGAGCTGCTTGCGCCATGAAATTATTCATGCATTTTTGAATGAAAGTGGATTGAAAGATAATTTTGAACATACTCCGCACGCTGGGCATGAAGAAACGATGGTTGATTGGATAGCAATTCAGTTTCCGAAGATTGCAACAGTATATAAAGAGTTGGGAATTTTATGAAATGAGGTGATTGCATGGAAAAGCGGACAAGTGAATATTGGCAGGAACGTTTCCAGCAGTTGGAAGAAACGCAGCATGACACATCCGTTCAGACCATGCAGAGTATCGAGCAGGAGTTCCGGCGTACGGAACAAGTATTAGACGGAAAAATTAATGCTTGGTATCAGAGATTTGCATCCAATAACAAAATTTCGATGATAGAGGCAAGGAGATTGCTCAACAGCGATGAGCTGGAAGAGTTTAAGTGGGATGTACAGGATTATATTAAATATGGAGAAGAAAACGGTATCAATCAGCAGTGGATGAAAGAGCTTGAGAATGCTTCGGCAAAGGTACATATCAGTAGATTGGAGGCACTTAAGTTACAGACACAGCAGGAACTTGAAAAATTGTACGGAAATTATCATGATTCCATAGATGAGCATATTACAAATCTTTATACATCTGGATATTATCACACAGCATTTGAAGTACAGCGAGGTATGGGTGTTGGCTGGCAGATGCAGAATTTTAATTCAGAGAAAGTCAGTGATATTATACATAAACCGTGGGCTGTTGATGGACGTAACTTTTCAGATCGTGTTTGGATGGACAAAACAAGACTAATTAACAGTATGCATGATTCTTTAACTCGAATGTGTATTACAGGGGAATCACCGGATAGAGCTATACAGGAAATATCCAAGAACATGAAAGTGAGCAGGTCACAGGCTGCGAGGATTGTTCAGACGGAATCGGCGGCTTTTTCTGCCAGGGCACAGGAATCATGTTTTTCTGATCTTGGTGTGGAAGAGTTTCAAGTGGTTGAGACCTTAGATAGCAATACGTGTGATACATGTGGAGAGATGGATGGAAAACATTTTCAAATGAAAGATTATAAGATTGGTGTTACCGTACCGCCATTTCATCCGAATTGCCGTGGCTGTACATGCCCTTATTTTGATGATGAATTTGACAGTGTGGGCGAACGTGCTGCCCGTGGCGAGGATGGAAAGACCTACTATGTGCCGGCAGATACGACGTTTGAGGAGTGGAAAAAATCGTTTGTTAATGGTGATGCGGACTTTGTGTCAAACAGTTTCCAACCACGATATGGAGCGGAAAAGGAGTGGAAACATGTAAAATTTAAGACCAAAACAGAAAACATACAAGAATATACTGACAAAAAACGGGAGCAGAATTTCTTTGGGATTCCAGTTGATAAAACTGCATCTTGGATAGGGAAAGATAATAAAATTGGTAAAGTAGAGGATTTACAGGAATATTTTGTAAATGGTGAAGCTTTCAAAGTTGATGGAAAGAGAGTGCTGTTGGATTATTCGGAACATGAAAAAGAAATTGCAAATATTATTGCAAAAGGAACTGGGAAAGATATAAAGATGGTTCCAAGGATAACGTTCCCTCAAAATATACAGACACCGGATTACCTGATAGATGGAATAAAATTTGATTTGAAAACTCCCCTTGGAAATGGAAAAAATACGTTGTATGGGATGGTAAAATCGAAAAAGAAACAAGCAAATAATTTTGTTATATGTGCTGACAAAACTGCACTAAGCATGGATGAGATAGAGCAACAGATACAAGGAATTTATAGCTCAAGAAATACGGCATTTGTTGATATAATTATTTTGGTAAAGAATCAGGAGATTGTGAAAATCTATAAAAGAAATAAATAAGAGCCATTTTCGCTCCCGGCAACTCTGTATAACACAGAGGCAAAGGGGGGAACAAAATGACTCTTATTAAGATATCTTATGTATATATTACAACAATATCCGTAAAAAAGCAATAAAAACCAGTAATAACAGGGCAACCGGAAATCTATGAACCGAACAGCGCAGAGGTGACGCTAAGTAAGTTCCTCCGGCAGTCCTGTTTTTATATTGTCTTTTATCCGCAGACATTAAAGAACGGCATTACTCATCTGGAGAATAAACAGAGAATCCCAATACCCGGAGAGCGGGAATAAAAATCTATGGAGGATAAGAAAAAATGGAATGGTTAAAGGCTATTTTAGAAAAGGCAGAGATTAAAGATGGAAAACTTGATGTGGATGCAGTCATGAATGCGGCACAGAAAGAGTTCCCAAAACATGCAGTACCAAAAGATGATTTTAATAACAAAGTCAAAGAGTTGGAAACTGCAAACGACACAATCACAGAGCTTAAAAAATCCAATGGAGATAATGCAGATTTGCAGAAAAAAATTGGAGAATATGAAACAGAGATTAAAGACCTTAAAGATTCAGCAGAGAAAACAGCAAAGACATACGCCTTAAAAGAATCTCTTGCAAAGCAGGGAGTTCTAGATCCAGACTATCTGATTTATAAGGCAGGTGGGCTGGATAAGTTCAACTTCGATAAAGAAGGGAAGCCTGTTGGCGTAGAGGATGCTGTGAAACCATATAAAGAGGATGCGGCAATGGTACATTTGTTTAAACAGGAACAGCAGAAACCACCGTATAATCCGAAAAATGGTGGCGCAGGTGGTACAACAAATCCATTCGCAAAGGAAACATTTAATCTGACTGAGCAGGGACGTATTTTAAAAGAAAATCCAGCACAGGCAAAAGAGCTTGCCGCTGCGGCTGGAGTAACGATTTAAGAAAGAGAGGATAAATATTTATGGCAATTACAAAAATTTCAGACGTTATTGTACCGGAACTTTTTAACCCGTATGTAATGAACAGAACAATGGAGTTATCAGAGTTTTTCAAGAGTGGGATTGTGGTAAACAGTCCAGAATTTGATGTGTTGGCAAGCGAAGCTGCAAGGACACATAATATGCCGTTTTTTGAGGATTTACAGGGGGAATCCGAAGCGATTCTTGAAGATGTCAAGATGACTGCTAAGAAAATTGGTTCCAATGAGGATGTATCAACTACCATTTTCCGCCAGAATATGTGGGGAGCAACGAATCTTTCCGCTGCTTTGGCAGGTGCTGACCCAATGAAAGCGATTGGTGATCTGGTTGCGTCTTATTGGGCACGTGATATGCAGAAAGAGCTGATTGCGATTCTTACTGGAGTATTTGGTACAACTACAGCAGGATCGGAAGGAACACCGGCGGCAGAGACCAGAATGAAAGATCATATTCTCGATCTTACTGCAGGTAAGACAGAAGCAGCAAAGCAGATCAGTGCATCAGCATTTATTGATGCATGCCAGTTGCTTGGTGATGCACAGTCACAGTTATCTGGCGTCGCAATGCATTCAGCAACAAAGTCTTATCTGAAGAAACTGAATCTCATTGAGACAGAGCGTGATTCTACGGATGTAGAGTTTGATACCTATCAGGGTAGACGTGTAACTGTAGATGACGGATGCCCAGTAGGTGCCGGAGGTGTGTACACTACATATCTTTTTGGAAATGGCGCAGTAGCATATGGTAATGGTTCTCCTGTTGGGTTTGTGGCTACCGAGACGGATCGTGATAAACAGACCGGCGCTGGTATTGATTATCTCATTAACCGTAAAGCATTTATTTTACATCCAAGAGGAATTGCATACACTGGAGCAAAACGTGATCATGTGGAAACACCGCTCCGTACAGAACTTGCGATGGCAGAGAACTGGAAACCTGTATATGAGTCAAAACAGCTTAGAATTGTTGCTATTAAACACAAAATCGGGTAGGTGATAATCATGGAAGGGAGTAGCAAGCTGACAGCCGAAAGGCTGTTGGCACTTCTTGGATTAAATGCCGATGAGCAGAGCATAGAAATATGTGTAGAGTTTGCATTGGATAACGCAAAAGACATTGTAAAAAATTACTGCCACATTGATGAAATCCCGGCAGAATTAGAAACAACAGTCTTGCGCATGGCAATGGATATTTACAGAAATGAAAAGCCGGGAGAAACAGAGACACCACAAAGAGTTTCTTCGGCTCAAATCGGTGATACTTCTACATCATTTGGCACTGTATCTGCATCATTTACAGATAGTCTCATGAAAAACTACAAAGCATCATTAAACCGATACAGGAAGGTAGTGTTCACATGAATATGGTAAGAAAAATCATTGAAAGCACATATGATGGAAGATGCACCGTGATGCAACGTGCAGAATGTGAGAAGCCTAATGGATCGACAGGATTTACTAACACTGTGATTTTAGAGAATGAGCCTTGCAGACTTTCTTTTAATAGTAAGGAATCTACCAAGGAAGGAGATAGAGCTTCAATTCAAACGCAAACTGTAAAGCTATTTTTAAAACCGGAGAAAATCATAGAACCAGGTTCAAAGATATCGGTAACGCAGAATGGTGTCACAACGGATTATGCAAGCTCCGGTAAACCGGCGGTATATGAAACACATCAGGAAGTTATTCTTGAATTGAAGGAAAAGTGGTCATAATGAGTGTAAAGTATAAAGAATTACAGGATTTCACAAGAAAAATCGAGGATCTGAATAAACAGCAGAAAGATGAATTTATGAAGGCCTGCTGTAAAGAATTGGCTGCCAGATTATTAGCAAAAGTAATAAAGCGTACACCTGTTGGACATTATGAAAATAAAGTTGGCGGTACGCTGCGGCGTGGGTGGACAGCAGAAAAAACGGGTGATTCAAAGCGGGATACAACTCAGGCAATGTATGATAATTTATTTGGATCAGACCAAATAATATCTCAAGAAAATATGAGTGTTCGTAAAGAGGGAAACACATATATTATTGATGTTACAAATGCTGTTGAATATGCTGTGTACGTTGAATATGGACATAGAACAAGAGACCATAAAGGATGGGTTCCGGGAAAGTATATGCTGACAATTTCTGAAAATGAGTTGAGAACCGTTACACCACAGATTTTAGAACGAAAATTGCAAAAATTTTTGGAGGATGCGATGAAATGATACAAAAAGTAATTGATGGTATTATTGCAGCAATCAGGACAGAATATGGTTCAGCACATTTTAAAGTATATACAGAACTGGTAGAGCAGGGATTAAAAAATCCGTGTTTTTCTGTTATGTGTCTGAATCCAAGTGTGGAAGTGACCGGAAAAGTTCGCTCAAGACGATATTATCCGTTTGTGATTGACTATTTTCCTAAATCAGATGATGAGCCTGTGGATGAATGTAATACCGTCTATGAGACTTTAATCGAATGCCTCGGTGATATTACTGTAGAGAATAAGATTATACATGGCAGTAATGTAAGTGGAAATGTAGTGGATGGAGTTTTACATTTTCAGATTACATATGATCTCTTTTTACTCAAAAAAGAGGAATTAGAAAGTATGATGCAGTTTGAGGAGAGCACAAAAGTGATGTAAAGGAGGATAACATGGCAGAAACAAAAAAAGAACCAGAAAAGATTTTATTCTCAAAGGAACAGATTGTAAGTTCCATGAGATATAAAAAGTACAGAGATTTTTTGGCTGGGAATCTGGACAAGCATAAAAATTATTCAATAGAAGAAATTGATAAGATGATTGATTCGTTTTACGGAAAGGGTAAGAGTGGAAAATAATGGCATTAGGTGGAGGAACATATTTAACACAGAATAAAGTACTTCCGGGGGCTTATTTTCAGTTCATTTCAAAAGCAATTGCATCAGCAACGTTATCAGACAGGGGCGTAGCTGCAATGGCGTTGGAATTGGACTGGGGTGCTGATGATAAGGTGTTTAGTGTTACAGCTTCGGATTTCATGAAGGATAGTAAAAAAATGTTTGGATTCGACTATGATGCGGCAGAAATGTTGCCATTAAGAGAACTTTTCAAACATGCGTCCAAAGTATATGTATACAAAGTCACTTCTGGGGGAGTGAAAGCTTCGAATACATTTGCGGAAGCAAAATATACAGGCAAAAAAGGAAATGACCTTAAGGTTGTTATTCAGACAAATGTGGATGATGGTGAAAAATTCGATGTATTACTGTATCTTGGAACTGAAAAAATGGACAGTCAGACAGTTTCCAAAGCATCAGAGCTTATTGATAATGATTTTGTTGTGTGGAAAAAATCCGCTGAATTGTCTGTTACAGCAGCAACGGCATTAAGCGGTGGAACAAATGGTGCTGCATCGACATCAAATTATCAGGCATTTTTGGATAAAATCAGTTCTTATCCAGATGTGAATGCAATTGGATATGCCGGATCTGAAAGTGCAGTAAAAGGACTGTATGCCGCTTTTGCAGACAGATTAAGAAATGATGTAGGCATTCGATTACAGGTGGTTATGCACGATTATAGTTCAGCTGATTCGATTTCATGTGTAAATGTGAAAAACAGTGCAGAACTTGTGTATTGGGCTACAGGTGTTATTGCCGGTACTGCTGTAAATAAGTCTGCGACAAATATGAAATATGATGGCGAATTAAGCATTAACACTGAATTTACTCAGGATGAACTTGTAGAAGCTTTGGAAAAAGGAGAATGGGTGCTGCATCAGGTGGGTACAGAAGTTCATGTTCTTGAGGATATCAATTCTTTTACCAGCATCACAGACGAAATGGGCGATATTTTCAAGGATAATCAGACAATCCGCGTCATCGACACAAGAGCAGATTCCATTGCTTCAATTTTTGCTTCCAAATATCTTGGAAAGGTTCCGAATGACAAATCGGGAAGAGTAAGTTTGTGGTCAGATATTGTGAAAATTGATCAGCAGTTAAGCGATATCAATGCAATCGAAGATTTTGATCCAGAAGATATTACTGTCGAACAGGGTGATACAAAGAAATCAGTACTTATTAACAGTGCAATTACCATTATTAACACAATGGAAAAATTGTACATGAAATCAATGATTGAGTAACAGGAGGAAGATGGGCATGTCGAAACAGTTTATGAATACGCAGGATGCACCAAGCGCAAAACAGGCAGAGTTTTTTTGCACAATTAATGAAAGACGTTATTCTATGCTTAATGCAAAAAAATTTGAAGCAAAAGCAAATGTCAAAAATGCCGATGTGACAAGATTAGGAGCATTGATTGATGGCAAAAAAGCGGTCGGACTTACCATTAAATTCTCAATGACAGTTTATAAATGCAGTGAAATGTTTGATAAATTGATCGAGGAATTTAAGAATACAGGCTTATTGCCAACCTTTGAATGCCAGGTAACGAGTAGCGATTCAGCAACTTGTATGGGACGGAGCACGAAGGTATATAAGCAGTGTGTAATTGAGGGAGATGTTCTTTTATCGATGTTCGACGCAGACGGCGAATTTGTAGAGCAGACCATTGAAGGATATGCAATGGATTTTGATTCGCCAGAGAGATATACAGATCCAGAATATATGTAAAGAGTTGAGGCAGACAATTAGCAGATTATGCAGTGTCTGCCTTTATATTTTAAGAAAGAGGTAAGTGATATGGGAAATTTAGCATATTTTTTGAAAAAGAATAAAAAGGAAAAGAAAAATGCATTTTTTGCTGCAACAAAATCATTATGCGATGAAAATGGAGAACCGTTAAAATGGGAAATTAAAGCTTTGTCAACGAAAGAAACAGAAGCCATCAGAGAAAAATGTACAATTGACGTTCCAGTCACTGGAAAACCGGGTGTTATGCGACCGAAAGTAAATTCTTCTGAATATGTAGCAGAATTACTTGTTTCAGCCGTAGTGTTTCCAGATCTTTATAATGCAGAGTTACAGGATTCCTATGGAGTTAAAACTGCATCAGATCTTTTAAAAGAAATGGTAGATGATCCGGCAGAGTATAACAATTTTGTTGAATTTGTTCAGGAATACAACGGATTGGATGAAACCATGAATGATAAGGTGGAAGAGGCAAAAAACTAATCAAAGACGGCGATAGTGAAGCAAATTATGCATATTATGCATTGCATAAGCTTCATATATTGCCGTCCAGATTAATGGAACTAGATGAAAATGAGCGTGCTTTTATTTATGCGGCAATTGATTTGAGGATTGAAGCTGAAAAAAGGCAGGAAGAAAAAATGAAGCACAGCTCAAAATAACAAGAGTATTAAAATTATATTTATGCTCATGAAAGGTTGGTGGATTTATGGCGATAGGAACAGCTATTGAGATAACTGATAAGATGACAGGACCATTAAATCGTATCACAGCCGCTTTATACAGCACAACGGATGCGTTGCATGATACAGATCAGGCAACTAATTCTGCATTTAATTCTGCTGGTATTCAGGCAATCACGCAGGAATTGTATGGATATGAAAGAAAGATTCAGGATATACAGGATGAGTTAGATAGATCAAATAATAAGATACAGGAAATGCAGGAACAGACAGAAAAGGCTAGAAGTTCTGCTGGTGGATTGGAAAATGCATTTAGAAAAGCTGCAGGTATACTCGCAACTGTAGCAACAGTACAGACATTAAAAAATGTTCTTGATACATCAGACGAACTGACAGCAACAACGGCACGTCTTGAAATGATGAATAATGGTTTCAAATCTGTAGGAGGAAATTTAAAAAGTACGTCAGATTTATTTAATCTAGTGTATGCGTCTGCGCAGGATGCCAGAGGTTCATTTGCAGATATGTCAGCAGTCGTTGCAAAATTCGGAAATAATGCGAAGGATGCTTTTAGCAGTTCGGCAGAGGTCGTTGATTTTGCAAATCTTGTACAAAAAGAGATGGTAATTGCCGGCGCATCCACGACAGAAGCTTCAAATGCAATGTTGCAGTTATCACAGGCATTAGGCTCTGGCGTCCTTCGTGGTGATGAACTTAATAGTATCTTTGAGCAGGCTCCGAACCTTATACAGGAGATCGCAAATTATCTCGAAGTCCCAATCGGAGAAATCCGGCAGATGGCGTCGGAGGGACAGATTTCGGCTGATATTGTAAAACAGGCAATCTTTTCTGCTTCTGATGAGATCAACGACAAGTTTAATAATATGCCTATGACATGGTCGCAGATTTGGACATCTATGCAAAATACAGCATTAATGAAATTCCAACCGGTATTACAGAGAATTAATGAGATTGCAAATAGTGAGGAATTTAAACAATTTACGCAGACTGCAATAAATGATATGGCTGTACTTGCAAATGTATCACTGAGTGTGGTTAATACGCTGATTCAGGGAGCCGCTTTCGTATCTGATAACTGGTCCATTATCAGTCCAATTATTTATAGTGTGGCATTGGCACTGGCATTTTATAATGGTGTGCTTATAATGCATAATGCATATGAAGCAGTTTCCAACGGATTAAAATTGGTCGCTGCGATAAGAGCGGTTGCGCATGGGACAGCTACAGCAACAGAAGCGGCAGCTACAACCGGGGCATCTGCGGCACAGATTGCATTTAATGCTGCTTTATATGCTTGTCCACTTACATGGATTGTACTTGCCATTGTTGCAGTGATAGCAGTAATTTACATGGTCGTTGCAGCAATTAATAAGGTACAGGGTACAACTATCAGTGCGACAGGTGTTATATGTGGAGTAATCGCTACAGCCGGTGCTCTGATTGGAAATATTGTGATAGGGTGGGTAAACAGGATTATAACAGTCGGAGTCGGTCTGTGGAATTTAATTGCAAATTTCGCAGCATCTTTTGGAATTGTTTTTGAACATCCGATTATTGCTATTGAAACCATGTTTATGTCTCTTTTCAATTTTATACTGAGTGTTGTTGAAAGCGCGGCAAAATTACTAGATACAATCTTTGGATCTAGTCTTGCTGATGCAGTGAGTGGTTTTCAGGATACAATACAGGCAAAAATCGACGCTAAAATTGAAGATGCGGGAGGAACAGCATCAAATCAGTTAAATCCAGAAGACTACACGCTTGACCGTATAAGTTATGGTGATGCGTATCAAAGTGGTTATGATTTCGGAAAAGGAATTGATGATAAAATATCTTCTGTTTTTTCCGGTGGATTATCTACAGACAGTTTTTCAGATTTACTTACTTCCGCTGGATATGATTCTACATCGGATGGAATGGCTTCAACGTTGGGAGATATTTCGAAAGATACAAGCGCAATTGCAGATTCCGTAGATATCAGCAATGAAAATTTGGAGTACATGAGAGACCTCGCAGAGCGGGAAGTCATCAATCGTTTTACAACAGCAAGTGTAAATGTAAATATGGGCGGCGTTACCAATACGGTAAGCCAGGATACAGATCTTGATGGAGTGATTTCATATTTGGCTAATGGAGTAACAGAAGCATTGCAGCAAGCAGCAGAGGGGGTGCATTCATAAAATGGCATATTATTTTTATTTAGGAAAAACATTGTTGCCGGTTGCACCATCGAAGCTCACTCTTAAAATTGGTGGACAGAATAAAACATATAACCTTATAAATGATGGTGAAATTAATGTTTTGAAATCTGCCAGTTTGACAGAAATTGAATTTGATGCGCTGTTACCGAATGTTCAATATGGTTTTGCAGTTTATAAAAATGGCTATCAGCCAGCAGAGGCCTTTCTGAATGCTATAGAGACATTGAAAAAAAGTAAACTGCCATTTCAATTTATCGTTACACGAGCATTTCCTAACGGAAAGATGTTATTTGATACGAATATGAAAGTATCACTTGAAAATTATAACATTGTGGAAGAAAGCAAGAACGGTTTAGACGTTACTGTATCGATAAAGCTTAAGCAGTATAAGGAATATGGAACGAAAACAGCTATTTTATCGATTACGCAGAGAAAGACAACAGCAAAGGTGAAAAATTCTCGTAATACATCAACAGCACCATCTAATGGTTTGCCAACCACTTATACCGTCAAAAAGGGTGACTGCCTAAGTGTAATAGCAAAAAAGTTTTATGGAAGTGGATCAAAAACATATTACATGAAAATTGCAAATGCAAATGGAATCAGCAATCCTAATTTGATATATCCAAATCAAGTATTTACGATTCCGGTATAGGAGGGAAAATGTCAGCAGAATTACTAATACAGAATGGAGATACTGTATATTTTCCCGCCGTACTAGAGGATATTAAATGGGAAACTGAAAGGTATGGATCACCGGGAAAGTTAACTTTTAAATGTATGTATGACAGCAAATTAAATATCTCAGAAGGCAATCCAGTGAGATTGCGCTGGAATGGATTAAATGTGTTTTATGGCTTCATTTTCAAAATAGAAAAGGACAAGGAACCGGTGCTGTCGATTACTGCATATGATCAATTGCGATATTTTAAAAATAAGGATACTTACGTGATTACTGGCAAAACAGCCGGTGAAGTTTTAGAGCTGATAGCTGCAGATTTTGAATTGCAGACTGGAGATGTGGAAGATACCGGTTATGTAATACCATCCCTTGTGGAAGACGGAAAATCTTTATTTGACATCATGCAGGATTGTCTGGATCAGACTTTAATGAATGTTGGTGAAATGTATGTTTTATATGATGATTTCGGCTCATTGTCACTGAAAAATATTGCAAATTTGGCAGTTAATATTTTGATTGATTCTGAAACAGGAGAAAATTATAAATACAGCTCATCCATTGATGATCAGACGTATAACAAAATAAAGCTTGTTTATGACAATAAGAACACCGGACAGAGAGATGTATATATTGCACAGGATTCATCTAAAATGAATGAGTGGGGAATGCTACAGTATTACGATAAGTTGTCTGAAGGTGAAAATGGTAAAGAAAAAGTTGAATCTTTATTACAATTGTATAACAGAAAATCAAAATCATTTCAGATTACGAATGCAATAGGAGATGTATCAGTCCGGGCAGGATGTTTATTACCTGTCATTCTGGATTTAGGAGTTGCAAAAGTTCAGTCTATGATGTTGGTGGAATCGTGCAAGCATGTTTTTAGAGAAAATGAGAATTTTATGAATTTAACATTAAGGGGTGGTGATTTTGTCTGAATTTGATGGATTGATTAAACAGATCAAGCAAGCAGCATTAGATGCAGTAAATTCCGCTGGACCAGCAGGATTTTATGAAGGAACAGTATTAAGCGTATCCCCATTAAAAGTTAAAGTAGACCAGAAACTTATACTTGGAAAAGAACAACTTGTCTTATCGCGTAATGTAACAAATCATGAGATGTCTGTTTATGTTGATTGGGAATATGAAAAGGGGACGAAAAAGATAGTAATCCATAATGCATTAAAAACAGGAGATAAAGTGATCCTTGCAAGAATCCAGGGTGGTCAAAGTTATATTATTTTGGATAAGGCGGTGTAAATATGATTCCAAGTGTTAATAATTTGTTGCTTACAGAAATAAATGAAGAGGATATGCCGAGTAAAAATTATCGTATGATCAGTGAAAGCGTTAGAGGTACAGTTGATACCATTGAGGCAATGAAGCAGGTGGTATATAAGATATTATGTACAGAACGATACGTCTACCCAATATACTCATGGAATTATGGTATAGAATTGGTGGATTTATTTGGAGAATCAGTAACATACGCATGTCCTGAGATAACCAGACGAATTGAAGAAGCATTGTTGCAAGATGAAAGAATTAATTCGGTAGATCAATTTGAATTTGATACAAGTAAAAAACATGAGGTGGTGTGTACATTTTCAGTGCACACCATTTTTGGTGATTTTCAGATGAGAGATGAGCAAAACGAATTGATTTAAAAGTTGGATTTGGCAGTTAGCTTTTGTAAATCGGAAAGAATGGGAATTTATGACATAGCAAAGCTGACGTAAGTCCAGAACCTACGCAAATGGGGAGATATGAA